TTCCATAATCCTTTTCAAACAAAATATTGATAATATTTCCAGTAACATCAGTATTTTTGTAATCTTCAATTTTTATTGTAACAAATTTTGGATAATTTGTAAACTCGATAAAATCCAATTCACCGGTTTCGTTATCAAATATATAATATCCCTTTTGAAGTTCAGAATCATGAAAATCTTGTTGGAATGGATTCCCAAGGTAGGTTATGTTGTGGCCCGTGGATGCTTTATGGAAGTGTCCTGAAAAAACCTTATCAAAATTCTTGAAAGATCTATGATCTTGTCCTGTTTTACAAGTAAAAGCATCATTCATTAAAAAACCAGATATTGCAAAATGACCCATACAATATTTTGCATCCATTTCTGGATAAAATGACCAAGGAATAAGAGCAATATTTTCAAGTAAATAGGGCTTTTCTATTACGTTGATATGTTTATATTTTTTGAATATGCTAAGACTGTTGGGTTGTATTTCATTCTTATAATAACAATCATGATTACCAACTATTACATTCATCATGATTTTTTCTGTTTCAAACATTTCGGCTATGTTTTTAGCAACCGATAAAGTTTTTGTATTAGTTGTTTTATGATTATGAAAAAAATCACCTAAATGAATAACATTATTTATATTTTTCGAAATACATGTATCCAATACTGATTTGAACAATCCTTCTGTAACATTTAACCATATATCGGAATCGTTATATAAACCTAAATGTGTATCGGTAACAAGAACAAATTTCATAAAACTCCTTTATTTTTTATCTATCGTATTATTAACATAGTTTTTTAAATCTATCTCTAAATTGTTTATTCTTTCGTTTATATTGTTTTTTATTATTTTTATTTTTTCATCACTTGTACTCTTTGTCATTTCTTCTTTAAATTCCTCAATTTCTTTTCTACTAAGAATTGAATCAGATTCCAACTTTTTGTTATGTTTAAGTATTTTGTAATACAAAAATAAATTAACAATAGTTGTTAGAAAAAACATTCCAGTAAAAATACCTAATACAAAATCCATAAAATAAACTCCTTATTCAACATCTTTATTTGGTTTCATGCTTTCATAATTTATTGCTTTTATACAAAAATATTCCTCATCACCTAAAAGGGATGAGTTTTTAAAACAATAATCTTTTATGAAACTATGCTTGCTTTGTTTTTTTATATAATTAACAAATGATCTATGCACTATTGTTCCTATATAAGCAAAAGGATTTGGGTTTTCTTTTTCTAAATCGAAATTATGAAGATATTTTAGACAGGTTAAAACGGCTTCTCCTATCATATCATCTTTCCATGTATATCCATTAAAACTACCAAGGTTCGAGTAATTCCTTGATATTAAAAGAATCATTTCTCCTAATTTTTCAGAAAATTTACCAGTTTCCTTAAATTTTTTTATTTCTTTTATTAGATCCTCGTTTTCTATATAATTTTTTCTTTTTCTCATATTTTTATTACACCATCCTGTATTATTTTGGTGTAATTATAATACATAATTATGTTATTGTAAACGTTATTTATTTTCAATTCTTTTTTGATTTTTTAAGCTATCATCCAAACCAAGGGTTTTTAGTGCCACTTTAGCCGTCTCTTCCATTGTTCCGACACCAATATCTGATAAAATCTTCATTGCTATTGTGTTTTTTGTTTCTCCAACTTCTTTTTGTAACATATATGTTCTATTATGCATTGATTCAAGATTATCAGCAATAATATTGAACGCACACTCTTTAAAAGGAAAGGCTTCCCCGTTTAACTCAGTATATCTAACACCTGATCTAAAAAAAACACAATTTTCATTGCATGGTTTTAATCCTAAAAATGGGCACAATCCCCTATTTTCATCTTTTTTCTTTTTCAACATTTTTATAATCTCCTTTATGTTCTTTGTTGTCTTGTAAAGTTTATACCTTTTGGTCTCCATGTGTTCAATGTTGCTGATGAACCCGTTGTGCTTGTACCAGATTCGCTCGTTTGATAATCACCATCATAGGAAGAATATCCGACTTCACTTGTTGTTGTTGTTCCTGTTGAGTATCCAGTATATCCGTGGTTATGTGGGCTGTTACCACCGGCATAACCACAACTGTCCGGGTCAGTGGCTGTATATTCAGCATCATCTTGATATAAACCAGGAGCTGTTAATTGTCCCATATATGTTCCTCTATTATTTCCAACCAAAGTGTGTCTATGTGAAGGCATTTGACTAACAGTTAAGGTACAGTCTCCTGTTGTATGTCTGTGGTTTTCTATGTTATGTGTATGTGTAGGAATAATGTGTCTATGACTTGGGCCTGTATGTGTATGACTTGGGCCTGTATGTGTATGACTTGGTTGTGTCCATGTTCCCCCTGATTTAACAGTACCTCCAAATTCACCACCAGCAGCAGATCCCTTGGTTATATAAACAACACTATCATCAACATCCGTTTTTAATGTATATCCAACGACGGCCGTATTTTTTTCAAACATTAAAATTTCACCAGATGGTATTGAACCATATCCCCATGAACAATTTCCGCTTCCGTCTGATTCTATAGTTTTTCCTATTGCTGGTGTACCACCGGTAAATTGAAAAGATGATATCGATACCTTTCCAGCATCGCTTATTGAAATAGCAGAGTTTCCAGTTGCTGTTTTAACATTATTTGTTTTTAAATTGTTTGAAACTGTTATGTTTCCAGTATTATCAATTGATAAAGCTGTATTGCCCGTTGATGATTTTATATTAGATGTTTTGAAATCCGAACCAACCTTTAAACTACCACCTATAGATGCTTCACTAGACCCCAAAGTGATTGTAGATGTATTGTCTATAGATACAATACTATTAGTAACAAGCTTACTGCTTAAATTAACGTTACCAGTAACATTGCTTATTGTTATAGATGATGTTCCATCTAATGCCTTTATATCATCTGTTTTTAGTTCGCCATTTACTGTAATATTTCCAGTATCATCTATTGTTATAGCACTATTTCCGGTTGCCGATTTTACATTATTAGTTCTTAAATCTGATCCTATTGTAAGAATTTCATTTGTTGTAACATCTCCAGTATCATCTATTGTTATAGCACTATTTCCGGTTGCCGATTTTACATTATTAGTTCTTAAATCTGATCCTATATATAAAACAGCATTTGTTGTGAACATTCCTGTAGTATCTGATATAGTTATAGAACTTGTACCATCTTGTGCTTTTATGTTATTAGTCTTCAAATCACCATACATTTCTAAACCATGTGATTTCATTATCTTTTTTCTCCTCTTTTATCCAACTATAAAAACTTCAAAATTTTCTATATTATTTGTATTCCACAATCTTATTGTATTTGTGGAAATCGATACAATAATTGGATCTTCTTTCTTTTTTGTTGAACTGTTGTAACACTGAACAATTGGATAATCTCTGTTCAATCCATGATTAACATCACAATAATATCCAGAAGCGCCTGATGTCCATGTTGTTGTTGTTTCGCTATAATAACCAGTACCCATAGGAAGTATTGATACATTGTCTATGTCACCTTCTGTTATATTGGCCTTGAACCATTTTATTCTAAATTTTTGTGATCTGCTATATCCATTTGATTCGTTATTATCAGCAATCCAAAACTCAAAATATCCATCACTGTTTGTTGTTGTTTGTGGTACTGTATTAGTATATGTAGATCCGCTTTCTGATGTATAAACATATACTGAATTTAAAGTTCCGGCTTCGTACACATATATATTAGCATTTTCTATTGGTTGTCCTTCATCATTTAAAAGATAACTCCAATATTTAACTCTCATTTTTATATTACCTCTCTATTCTATAAAATATCTTTATACCAAATTCTTTCATTTTATATATCGGATCACAATATGAATAAAATATTAAATTATTATTTTTATCAAATAATCCAAATTCTGTTATGTCTGTTTCTAAATTAGGAGCAATTGCTGTACATTCTACATAATAATTATCTTCATCATAATCTAATTCAACATCCGTTACTCTATAAACATTGTTTTCTATATCATTATTTATATCTGTATTCCATGATTCACCAGAAGTTCCCGTACCAAGTTTCAAATACCCACCGCTTGCCATATTAGACATTACACTATATTGTGTTTGTGGTTGCCCTGCTCTATATATCAGAGCATATCCAGATTGATTTTGATTAAAAGTTACTGTGCAATTATTTTCACTATTTAATATTATTTCTTTTGGTATTATAAGATTATAATTACTATCATAACATTGAATAAAAACTAACTGAGATTCTAAATTATGATAAATATTCCATGTAGTTGAACTATTTCCTGTGTATATATAACTAGCTTTTACTAAATGACTATATCCACTTAAAGGTTGTGAAAAGGTAGCTAATTCGTTATCCAAATCAACTAACGTCAATGTTTTTGGTAATTCTGTTTCTCTGTTTTCATTGTATATTTGTGTTATATTTTCTTTATAATTAAGTGAATGATTTATATCCCATGTAGCAGACGCAGCTAAGGTTTGTGTATGAACATAATCGGCTGTTTTTATTACCATATATCCATTTTGTTTGGAACTAAATGTAGCAATTACTGTGTAATTATTTAATATTTGAATATCTTTTGGTATTATTTTGTTTTTATTTATATCATAACATTGAACAATAAGATCCGTTGTGTCCAATGTATGATAAAATGACCAAATTTCAGATAAAAATTTTTGAAAATATAAATCAATTCCTTCGATTTTAACAAATGTATCAACACAACATTTTGTTTCTATTTTACCTTTTTTTGGTGTATTATTATAATTATAATTTGATACATATCTTTTTGTAAAATCTGTTTTTGGTGCTATTAACAAATTATAATGAGAAACTCTACTTACAGGTCTTGTCATTTCCCAATATTGATATAATCCTCTTTCTGTTTCTTCATTTATTATATAATTATCACCAAGAGGAGAGCAATTTAGATCTATCTCAACTCTATAATGTGTTGAAAGATGTTCAGATGATTCTGAATCTATAGTTGTACCATATATGAAAGCAAATCCATTTATATCATCATCAAATGTTATTTTAGCTCTATTAATATCAACTACAACAATACTTTCCGGTCTTATTTTTTCATAAGAATTATTATAACATTGTATTAATAAAACATTGGATGTTAAATCATGTTTAATATTCCACTCATTTGATTCAGCTAATTGTGTATGAGTATATTCTGGTTTTATAATATTAACCATACCATTTATAGAATCATTAAATGTAACCGTGCAATTATTTTCATCAATCAATGATACATCATATGATGATATTAACATATCATTAGAGTCATATGCCTGAACAATAACTTCTTTTGAATTTAATCCATGATTTACATTCCAAGATGTACTAGAAGAAGATTGAGTATGATTACTTTCAGATTTTACTAAAATAACAGAACATGATTCAATTCCATCATAACCAACTGTTACATCAGAACTCGTTACTTCAAAACTATATGGTCTTATAATAGTTTTACCATTATAAAACATTGCGAGTATTTCTTTTGTTCCTAAAGAGTGACTAAAAGACCAAGGTGATGATACTATTGAATCTTTTGTATAAAAATAAAATGATGGGCTTTCTGAATCTTCTTCTTTTGGTGATATATAATACTTATTACCAGCACATCCTTCTTTGTATGAATCATAATAACCAGTATATATAACATCATTAAAATATGGTAAAGTTGGAGATATATTCCATTGTTCATGACATCTTTCATAAACATTTATATTATTATATGGATCATTTGATATTAACTTCCATATAATATATATAGAAGCATAAGTTCCTTTTCTTTTTAACAAATATATTATATTTCTAACAAATTCCCTTTTTTCTTGTTCGTTTAATGTGTCTCTAAGCGTTACACTATATGTATCAGCAAGATAACCCAAATAATCAATATCAATTTCCATTGGGTCCATAAGAGTTTTAGCGTTTTTTGATAAATTATATATCTTATGATATATTTTATCAAAGAAAAGTTTCATAAACTCTCTGAGTTTTGTTGTTCTATTGTGCTCTGGTAGAGCATCCATCACATAATCCTTCATTCCATAAAATTTTATGGAATAGTTATCACCGCTTGGATAAATTTTACCAAAGTATATGAAAGGTGTTTTGGTATTAACAAAATACTTATATATAAGAGAATATTTTTTTAACCATTCATGAAAATAACTATTACATCTAAAATACACTTCCGAATCAACTTCGAAATCTTCATCATCCGGATGTTTTGTAAAATAAAAATAATTATCACTTAAATAATTGGATTTATTCATACTAAATCTAACTTTTTTAAATCCGTTACTATCCATTATATAAAAATCGAACCAATATCCACCTTTAGCTACAATTCCGGTATTTTGTCCTATTAACGTTCCTATTGTTGTTCTGTTTCCGGCGGAACTAGCAGAGGTTGATGTAGTTTGATAATTAGCATCATCAAAATATGTTTTTAATATATTATAAGAAGAATCTGAAAACTTTGCCATTATGTCTCCTGTGTAAATGTACAGCTATCTATCAATATCATTGGATATTGATTATATCCCAATTTAATTTCTCTTAAATTATTATCACCAGTGTAAGTATCAACTAGATATTTTGGATATGATGTTGAACTATATCCATTTATTGTATGGCTAACTATATCAACATCTCTTATTACCAAATTTCTTATTCCTGCTATATTTTCAAAACTATCATCATCGGAAACGTTTTGTAGATCCATCAAAAATTCTTCTATATTTAAGAAGCTTATGTTTTCATTAAACTCTCTTTCACCATTATTAAAATAATATTCAAGTTTATCCTTTAAATCTTCAACAACATCCGCATATGTATATGATCTATTTATTCTTATACCTATGTTAAAAACAAAATAAACCAAATCAGGTAATTCCCATTCCTCATAAACAGTTAACATTTTTCTTGGTTCGATATATTCTGCCAATTCGTTCTGATATGTTGAAGAATACACAGAAGGAATTAAATAACCAGCGCTTGCTGTTGTTGTGTTTATTGTACCGGAGCCCCATTCATTTGGAATTACACATATATGAACCTTGTTATATTCGCTTGTATCACCAGACGGAGCGACTTCTTTTTCACCCCAAACATTAGCAACATCAACATCTGATCTTGCTTCTAGATATGATATGTAATCATATGAAGTGACATTTCTAAATTGTGCATGAAGAGCGCTTTTTGCGTTTGATTTTATTTCTGTTATATTTTCTTCGTCTGATGAGGAAGTTGTTTCTGTTAAATTGGTTACACTAAATTCATTAGACTCTAAATATTCTTCTGTTGTATCATTGTATATAAAATTATCATCAGGTGTTATTATTTTTCCTATACCAACTTCACCATCTTCGGCCAATGTTTCCAATAATTTTATCACTATTTCTTGATCGTTTGTTGGAACGTTTCTCGATGTATTGAATACTATTTTATATCTTTTATATTTATCATATTCAAATTTATATACATTTGTTTCTTCTGATAGACCAGAAATTTCATCATAAAAATCTGATATTCTCATCCACGGTTCAGTATCAACGGTTAAATAAATAGATTCTTCTTCATCTTCCAAAACGTTATCATATGCAAATTTTATGTTTAATGGTAAAATTATCTCATTGTTTACAATATCTCTACCTGTATAAGTATATGTTGTAACCAAACCCTGTCTTACAGGAACAGTAAATGTATATGGAAAAGTGGCTGTCAACGGTATGACTTCTATTTGAGAATCCGTTGTTGCATATTTTATTATATTACCATCTTCATCTTCTTCATCTGTTGATATTTGATGCCATCCACTTACTATTAAATGATCTCCGGGGCTGCATGTTGCTGCAGAAACCGTTATTGATAATGTTGTTTGAGCAGAAATATATCCCTTTGGATCGTATCCAATAAAATTAGCCAATCTATGAACATTTTCATATTGGTCAGCAGAATCTATATAAGTATTTTTGGCTATTTTGTTCAAAAAATATGTATTTAATTCACCTATATAAGCCATTAATTCTATTAAAATAGCAATATTAGACCCCTCATAATTATAATCACGAAAGGTTTCGCTATTGGAAAGTTCCGTTTTTATATTACTTATTATACTATCAAAATCCAAAGATATATATTCTGGTGATAACGTACTTGTCATTTTAACTCCTTAAAATAAAATCTATTGTTTCAAATTTATTGCTTGATTTTATCGTTATTGATAATCTACAAACATACATGTTATTATCAGGAATTGGTTGTATGTCGAACCCCCTTATTATCAGTCTATCATCCCACATTTCTATTGCGTCTATCAATTTATTTCCAATTTTTTCCGCTGTTATTTCATCTATGGGATCAAAAAGAAGACTTGTTGGATTATCAGCAAACGTCGGAACCATTCTTCTACTGCCCTTCATTGTTTCCATAATATTTTCAATACTATTCAATATAGCATCAACATCGGTGTTCATAGTAACATCACCCTTTATATCCCTAGTTAATTCCATATCTATATCAGAGTAGACATACCCAATCATTATTGAATCTCCTTAATATTTTTACCTAAAAATACCCCTAAAAAACCCTATTTTTCCACACACATACACAAGAATTTTTTATGAAAAATTTTAATAATCTCCAGCGAAAACATCGTCAGATCCTTCCATACAGTATGATCCACAATCAATTGGATCACCTATAACCTGAACATCCAATCCATTAGCATATACATTTCTTGTTCCTATATGCGTTCCACCATGACACTCAGGAATAGACGGGCAACAATGAACCTGCATTGTATCACTATATCTTACTGTTCCCAATCCATTAGTAAAAACATCAGTTGACCAACTTGATGATGGTCTTGGAGGCCAACAACCATGACCAGTACAATAATCACCCTCTCTAACAACTCCTGGCATATATTAATTTTCGCTCCTTAATTCTCTTATTTCCTTTTCCAATGATTCTATTCTATTTATCAATTCATTGTATAAATTATTATTGTTATTTTGAAACCTCTTTCTATACTCCACACTTTCAGGAAGATTTCGTATTGATTTTCCCCACCTTGAATTTAGATATATTCCACCACCTATTGTATCAAGACAAATATTATCGTTTTTAGTTGTACAATTTATTTCACCATTTAAGGTTAAAGAAAAATCACCATTAACCACTAAATTGAAAAAACCCTTTGGAAATTCAACATAAACAGTATTTGTTTCTTCATCAAAACTCATTATATTAGACATTTTATCGTTTTTTGTTATATCCATTATGACATATCCTTTAAGACACCCCATTCATATGTACCGGCCTTTGTTCTTGTTCCAAATTTATTACTCGCTGAGGCTGATCTATTTCCATCCTTGTTATAGGAAACATGTATCCAAGGTTTATTTGGGCCATATTCCAATATTAATTGATCATAATTACCACTTTCCTTCATTTCTTTTGCTATTTCATAAACTTCTGCGTTTGTTTTATTTGGAAATTGAATATCAACAGCCTGTCCCCTTTCATGTTGCGATGATCCATCACCGTGCCTGAATCCAGATGTAACAACAAAAGAATCCTTTCCATATTTTTCTGCTAGTGGTTCTAAAACATTTTCAGAAGTATCCCTAAGATTTTCTGCTATTTCTTTCTTTGTTAGACCAGCTTGATCTCTGAGTTCGTAATCTGACAAAGCTGTGTCTGTTGTTAAATCTTTAAGTTGATAATTATCTGATAACTGCGTTGTTGGTGCTGGATCTGATGAAATATCATCATAACTTAATTCTTGATGCGCATCTGGTTCTTTTGCGGCATCATTATCAGTTCTCGATGTTTTTGTTGGTGAAACATCAAGTGATTCAGATCTAGCTATATCTTCCGGTGTTGGGTTATAATTAGGTGGATAAATATTTAATCCATCATCTACTGCTGGTTCATCATCCATATTACCGTAATCAACCTCCGTATATATACTTGCGGAACATCTGACAGGAGAACCACCTACACTTCTGACAGATTTTGATCTTGTGTTCAAATGTATTTCTGTAGCACTAACATGAACAATACCATTAACATTTAAAGTATAATTACCACCAACACTTTCATCTCTATTGTTTCCTATTGTTATTGTTACATTGTTACTAACTTCATCTATTTCTTCGCCAAAAATTCTTTCGGTTTTATCGCCTGTGACTGTTTTATGTTCACTAAACGAAATTTGAATATTTTTGTTTCCACAAACTATTTCATATTTATCAGACGCATTTCTAATAATAACTCTACCATCTTTGTTTATTTCCATATATGTATTTGAAGGATGATAAACATGATATCTTTCTTTATCAGGTGTTGAGTCTATTTCCACTAACATACCTTCATGTGTATTTAATACTATATTATGAGGATACTCTGCTTCATACGATGGTGCTGGTTCATCCCATGTATGACCAGTTGCTTTGTATACACTTTTTATTAAATTGTCCCGTATGTGTTGTATTTGTGTATCATCAGTAACTTCTCTAGCCAATCTATTTAAATCCGGTTCATTTAATCTATCTTTTTCTGGAAACGTTCCTGATGGATCATTAAATCCCTTTGTTTTATCTGGTGGATTTACAGGAATACCCGGTACTGTTCCGAAATATCTTAATTGATTAATATTACCATTTTCAAAAAAACACATGACATGAGATCCTTGTAATGGAACAGTCCAGCATCCATGACCACTTATACTACCTTCAAATAAAGAAAGAACGGGCTCGGCTAATGGTAAATGAGAAGTTGGTATTTTATTAACACCAGAACCAGTTTTTTCTGGTGTATGAAGACCGAAAACTCTTATTCTTACTCTACCATCTTTATATGGGGCTCCGTTTTCATCTGTTGGATTGTTATCTTCAACAACACCCCTATATATTCCAATAAATTTATCATCAAAAACTTTTAAATCATCTGATTCGTTTTTTATTATCATGTGATCAAGTTCCTTTTAGTGCTCTTTACTAACATTTTACTTTGTACGTCTTCATAACCATTTTTTATCAAAACTAATTGTTGTGAATATGATGGTTGAGATCTTCTTGCTAATATATGTTTTATTGTTTTTATCAAAAATTTTCCTTTCAATAAACTATTACCAGTATCATCATGATCATAATTCACCCATTTTGATATTTTTATTTGTGTTCCGACTTCTCTTTCTTGATTACCCAAAACGGTAATTGATACCAAATTTTGTTTATTGTATCTATATTGCCATTCAGCATTTGCATAGTATTTTAACGCGTTTTGGCTTCTTTCTCCAATTAGTTTATTTGTTACTTCTTCACTATCTATATCATGAAAAAGTGAATATTTACCCAGAACGGTTGTCTCTTTCAATTCATCTTTATAAAGAGAGTCATATGTTAAAAACGACTTTGTATCGAAATCATACCCCAACCATTTACCACCCCGTATTACTCTATGACAAATGTTATCAGTACCGTTTATTGAATATTCATATATTCTGTTTTTATAGTTTCTATCTTCGTTATAAAACATATACTCATCTTCATCTTTTTTGTTTTTATCACTCAATAACCAATTCATGGATCTATAATTCATTGTTCTTTTTTCTTCAACTATGCTTGTATAACAAAGATAACCACTTGTTTTCATTTCCTTACTAACTATTCTTTTCGAAAGATATTTAATTGAATCCATTACAGTCCAATATGGAAAAGCAAGTGGTTCTCTTTCTATTTTATTCAAACTTTCTTCTACAACTATATCAACTCCTATATCTTTCAAAAGACCAACTTTATCCAGTATATAATAAGCCACATCACTGTATAGTGTTTTAACCGGCCAACTTCTACTGAATTTTCTCAAAAAAAGAACATTAAATGATATATCAACAAACTCAATTTCAATTAAAGAACCAGCCGATGCATCAACATCAGATTGTTGTGATATTTCAGACACTTTCCATATATTAAATGGAAGCTTTACTTCTTTACCATCACCGATACTATAAGCTATCATAATGGCTTCATTTCCGGTAAACGGACCAATTTCAAATATACCTTCATCATCTCTGAAAATCATCTTTCCAAATATGTTATATGAAAAAATGTCCTCTATAAAAAAACAATCCAATATTTTAGATGAAGATAGTCTATAGAATCCCTTTTCTAGAGACAGAATAACATCTAGTTGATAATTAAAAAATTCGGGATTTTTTTCAACTACACTCATTATTATAAATTTCCTATTTTTTCTACATCATTTAAAAGGGTTGATATATAAACATTTTTTAAAACCTTTATATTGTCACCAATATCTATGTCTTCAAATGGATTTTGAACATTATTTACCAAAGCTATAATCCACCATAAATAAGGCGTATCGTAATTTATATAAGACACATTATCCAAAAATCTATCCTCATCACTAATTTCATATGAAATAAAATATATTATGCTTCTGTAAAGACTTTCTTCCAATTCAAATGTTCTGAATATATTAACAAAGTATTGTTTATCATCAGTATCTCTTAATATATTAAACATCCTTAATATACTAAGATTGTTAAGTTTTTTGTTTTTTATTTCATAAAATGTTTTGTTTGCGTCTACTATAGCCATTTTGTTCCTCTTTCTATATATTTATAATATAAAAATCGTTATTTTTTATATTTTCAATTCATTTTCAATATTTAAGTTTAGAAACCCCAAAATATTATCTTCATATTTAATTGAAAAATCTGGA